ATCGCAAGTTCTGGCAGAGTGGTACGGCAGCGCGTGTGTATCAGGCTGAGGATTCTTTCTACTGTTCCATTGATGACATCGCTGGAACTGCTATCACATTGAAAACTTCGTCGCAGGCTGACGGAACTTTTGACATCACTTGGTCTCCTTCTGATTATCAGTTGGAACCGTTGAACGGAAACCTTGATGGCTTGGAGTGGAGCTACGACAAGATTCGTGCTGTTGGCGATTACCTGTTCCCAACGGTGAATGCTAACTATGGTGAGCAGGCTTTGGTTCAAGTGACTGCTGTGTTCGGTTGGCCTTCTGTGCCGGAGCCGATAACGCAGGCGACAATCATTCAGGCTTCACGCATCTTCAAACGCTACGACTCGCCTCTTGGTGTGGCTGGGTTCGGTGACTTGGGCGCGATTCGTGTGTCTCGATTCCTTGACCCTGATATGGCTCAACTAGTCGAGCCTTATCGTCGTATGCGGATTTTTGCATGAGTTACTCAGTCACCGACATCAAGACTGGTATATCTAACGCGCTTGCCACAATCCCAGGCTTACGGGCTTATGCCCAGCAACCAGACAACCTGAACGCTCCTTTCGCTTGGCCTATGTTGGATTCAATCACCTACAACGGGGCGATGCGTGGAGGGCTAGTGACCCATATCTTCGTGGTGTCTGTAGTTGTGGGCAGGTCTGCGGAACGCACAGCTCAGAGGGCTTTGGATGGCTTTTTGTCTTATGAGGGTACGACTTCGGTTCGTGCAGCGTTGGAGGCTGACAGGTCTTTGGGTGGGGTTGTGCAGAACTTGCTGGTTGAGTCTGCTTCGAATATCTCCACGATGGATGGCAACGATGCAACGTATCTGATGGTTGACTTCCGTGTGGTGGTGTACGCTTAGTCTGTTGATTCGTCGTCCTGCTGGCGTGTATAGTTTCATTAGTAATTCTTCGAGTGCCGGAAGGCAGGAGTATCAAACATGGCAAAGCAAGTTCTCACAAACGTAGCGGTCACCTTCGGCACAGCTTCAACAGACATTTCAAATTATGTAGCTTCAATTACATTGGATTTGACCAAGGCTGAAGTTGCTACAACTAGTTTCGGTTCGGGTGGTGCGGTTACTCGCATCGCAGGTCTTGCAGACAACTCGATCACTCTTGAGTTGCATCAGGATTACCCAACGATTGAGAAGTTGTTCTATGACGCTTGGGCTGCGGGTACTGCTGTACCTATGACGGTTAAGCCAAACGGAACTGCTTCCGCTTCAAGCACCAATCCGCAGTATGCGTTTAACGTTCTGCCGTTGACTTGGCAAAGCGTGAACGGTGCTGTAGGCGACATCGCCACAGCGTCAATCACTTACCCTATTGACGGCAACGTAACCAAGACTGGTTCTGGCGCATAATTTTCTTTAAGTAACCCTTAACCCTGCGGAGGAAAAATGAAAATAGCACTAGAGGTCACATCGGCTTTGGATCAGAAGACTCGCACAGTTGTTGCTGCGTTTCCTGACTTCATCGCTTTTGAAAACAAGTTCAACCGAAGTGTCGCAAAGTTTGAAGCAGAACTAACGCTTACAGACTTGGCTTTTATTGGTTGGCATTCTGAGCATCGTCAGAAGAAGACGGGCTTGGATTTTGATTCTTGGATTAACGACGTTGAGTCTTTATCGATTGGTGATGCTGACCAAGCTGTGATCGTCCCTTTGGAGATCAGTCAGCCCATTGGATGATTGCGTACCTGTCTGTTGAGACAGGTATCGCCCCTTCAATTTTGCTGACAGAATCACCTCGAATGATTTTTACGATGTTTGCTTATTTGCGTTGGAGAGCAATTCATCTAAACAGGTAGTCTGTTGTTATGGCGCAGGCAATAGGTAGAGCAGGTCAAGTAACAATCACCGGTGGCAACGATGCCATTGAGATTGTTGGTATTGCAAAGTTCTTGCGCGAAGCTTCAAAAGCGAATGAAAACTTTAATAAAGAGATGCGCAAGGCATCCCGCCAGGTGGCAGCGAACATAATCATCAAGGCTAAGGCTGAGGCTGCGACTGTGACACGTTCTCGTCAAGCGATTCAGGTGATGAGGGGAATGAAGGCAAGGTCTGACCGTATCCCTACGGCTTCTCTTAGCCATAAATCACCATTTATTTCTAAGTCCAATCCGAGCAAGAACCGCAAGAAACCCGTGACCAGAGGCGACGTGTTCTTTGGTGCCGAGTTTGGTGGTGGGGCTAGACCAACAACAAGGCAATTCATGAGGCATCGTTACAGGTCTGGTTACTTCTTTTGGCCTGCTGTCCGTAAGGAAAAAGAGAACATCGCTAGAGAGTATCTGGACGCTATTCAGAACGTGTTGAACACCCTCAAAGATAAGGCTTGACTTCGGCTGGGTTTCCTGTACCCTCTAGGTAGGAGGGGTTATGGCTGTTCTGTTTAAGGATGTGAAGTCTATTTATCCGAAGCGGTTCGCTTCGTCTTGGGAGCAGTTGAAAGAGCTGTTGTCGTTCCATGAGGAGAATGCTGTCAAGGCTGCGGGGGCGTTGTGGTCTCCGGTTGAGTATGACCAGGGTACGACTCGTGGTAACCGTAACGTCAGGTCTGTTGAGGCGTTGGTTGTGGACATGGACGGTGAAGCGTTTGATGAGGCGCTGTTGGATGGGTTGGAGTGGTTCGCGTATTCGACTTATTCGCATCGGTTGGATGACCCTCACTACCACTTGGTGTTGCCGTTAGCGGAGAAGGTTCCTGCTTCGTTGTGGCGGGTGGTGTGGCAGGAGTTGCATGAGCGAATCAACCTGCGTGGTGATGAGGCGACCAAAGACCCTGCTCGTATTTTCTATCTTCCACAGCATGCACCGGATCAGCCGTTTGAGTTCCATGAGGGTCATGGTGTGTTGTTGGATTCGTCGTTTAGGTTGGATGTTGAACCTGTCATCAACCCTGTGTCTCCTCGCTCAAAGCAGGTGCGTCAGCCTCGTGCGCTTCGTGCTGGTGCAGAGATATTGTCTGAGGCTTGGTGGAATGAGCCTGTAGATATTTCTCGTTGGGATGGCCTGTCTGAGAAGGCTTTGTATTCTGCGATGCTTGACGAGTTTGTTGCTTTGCGGAATGGGTTGTCTGTTATTGAGTAGAATCGTCGCATGGCTGGTGAGCGGACGTTCGTTGTTAAGTTTATTTCCGATACGCTTGCTGCCACTAAAGGCATCAAAAAAGTCGGTGATGACCTAGGCACTTTAGGGAAACAGGTTGACACGAACCTTGGTTCCAAGTTCAAGAGCGTCATGCCGTCTTTCAAAGCGGTTGCTGTCGCAGGAACCGCAGCGTTCGCTGCCGTTAGTGCTGCCTTATATAAATCGGTTGAGGCTGCTATCGAATCAGAGGCAGAGCAAAACAGGCTCCGACAAATCTTAAAAACCACCACAGGTGCATCAGATGAGCAAATCGATTCTCTAAACAAACAAGCACAAGCACTACAGAATCTTGGTGTTGTTTCGGCAGGTACCACCTCAGTCGTCCAAGCACAGTTGGCAACCTTTGACCTTTCAGTTGACACAATCAAAACGCTCACCCCAGCAATTCTTGATTATGTAACAGCAGAAAAAGGTGCTAGTGCCACAGCGGACGATTTCAAATCATCCACCAACGGACTAGCTCAAGCACTACAGGGGAACTTTGCTTCACTAACCAAGACTGGTTTCGTGCTTGATGATGCAACAAAGAAAACAATCAAATCTGGTACTGAAAGCGAACGAGCTGCTGCTTTGGTTGCAGTCTTGGGGTCTACCTATGAGGGGTTCAACGAAAGTCTTCGAGACACACCAGAAGGTCAACTACAAGCTCTACAGAACGATTTTAAGGATTTGTCCACAGCTGTTGGAATTGCGTTGCTTCCAGCCTTGGGTGCTGCTGTCGGGTTTTTGAATGATTCGGTTGTTCCAGCATTCCGAAACTTTGGTACCGCTTTAGAAGAGGGTGGGGTTTCTGGCGGGTTTGATTTGATCGTCACTAGCATCAAAGAGGCAGCACCGAAAGTCTTGGAGGCGTTGGGGCAACTCATCACTCAGGCGGTTGAATGGATTGGTACTTCAGGTTTGCCGATGCTTTATGCGGGAATCAATCAACTCGCTGATTCCTTGACTGGTTGGATTGAACCTCGAATCCCAATGTTTATCAGCAACCTGACTAAGTTTTTGATGGCTGGGTATGAATGGATTTATACAAAAGGTTTGCCAATGTTGTTGGATGCTGTACAGAAACTTGGTGACACGCTTGCCAGTTTCGTTGGTAAAGCTGCACGTCAACTACCAGCACAACTGGTCAATATGCTTGTCACTATTGGTGGATGGGTATTGTCTGAAGGCATCCCAGCGATTCTGGCTATGGGTGCAAAACTTGGTGGTTCCTTAATTAAGTGGACTTTGACTATCGGTGGACAACTTATCGCTGGTCTTGGTGGGGCTGTGGTGGCTTTGGTTGCTGCGATACCTGACATCTTTGTTGGCTTCGTTAAAGGTATCGCCAACATCGCAGTCAATACAGTCAAGGGTTTTGTTGGCAAGTTTGGTGAAATGAAAACAGCGTTAGCCAATGTTGCGGTATCTGTAGTCAACACTCTTATCGATGTGTTTAACAAGATTCCTTTGATTCCTAATATCCCCAAGATTACTTTGGATACTAAGAAACTTGGTACTCAGGTTGGTTTGACTGGTGCGCAACTTCAAACTGTTAACGAAAGATTTGATGACGTTAATGGCACTTTGAAAGTTGGTTCTGACGTGATGAACGATTTCAAAGAAGAGACTAAGAAGACTGATACTGCTACTGGTGGTGCTTCTAAGACGATGAAGACCGCTAAAGAAAAACTAGAAATGTACACGGACGCTTTGAAGAAAAGCACTTCAGCACAGAAGGGGTTCTCGAAGGCTCAAAAGGATACGAAGTCTGCTCAGGACGATTTGACTAAGGCCAATAGTGATGTCATCGCAGCTCAGGCTGCTTTGGATAAGGCTGTGTCTGGGTTTGGTGCTGGTTCACCGGAAGCGATTAAAGCGCAGAAGGAATTGGATCAGGCTCAGCGTGGGGTTGAGCGGGCTGGGTATCGTGTCGAGGAATCGTTGTTTGCTATTGCTGATGCTGAGAAGGCTTTGGCTGAGGTTCGTGCTGATCCTGAATCTACTCCGCAGGTTATTCGTGAGGCAGAGATTGCATTGGCTGAAGCGAAGTTGTCTACGAAGGATGCTGTTGATGAGCAGAAGGAAGCGACTGATGGTTTGATTGAATCGCAGTCATATCTGAATGAGTTGGTTGGTGGGGCAATTGTTGGTTCGGCGTTCTATACGAAGTTTTCTGATGCGTTAACTGAGGCTCAGAAACGTCAGGCTGATGCACAGGAGAAACTTGCTGATGCGAAGGATCGTGAGGCTGAAGCTCAGGAGCGTTTGAATGAGGCGTTGGAGAAGACTGCTGAATTGATTAAGAAGTATCCGAAGGTTTTGGGTGGTATGCCTAACCCGATGGCTATAACTACTGGCGCAGAAACTTTAGCGACGAGCGGTGTGTATCAACCTGGTGGACAGTTCGGTATGCCGAATGTGAATATCGAGGTGAACGCTGGTTTGGGTGCGAGTGGGATTGAGGTCGGTCAGGAGATTGAGCAGTATTTGAAGGAATACTTGAACTTCACCGGTGGACAGTTCTCGTTTGGTTCTATCGGTTCTATCTTCTAATGTCTAGGCAGGCGGTGTGGGGGGAAACCCTTAAGGTCAATTTGGATGTCGGGTTTAAGGCCAACATCTTCAAACTAGATTCCAGCGTTCTTGACGGCGAGGACACCCTTGAAGGTTCGACAGAGTTCGTAGATATTACTGAGTATGTTCAGAACATCACGATCAATCGTGGACGCACCAATCAGCTAGACACATTCAATACCGGAACGCTTGCCATCCTTGCTGATGACCGTGCATCTGGCAGGTCATTCGACCCGTTGAACACAGACTCACCTTGGTATCAGGGGGATTTGGGTGTTGCTCCACGTCGAGAGATTGAGGTTTATGGTGGTTCGGCTGGAACGGCTGCGATGTTTAAGGGGTACATCTATGACTTGAACATTGAATACGATGAGCCACAGTTATCTTCAGCACAGATTCTCGCTGTTGACGCTTTGGCACAGTTAGCCCAGACCAACCTTGTCGGATTCAATCCTTCGCAGCAGCTCACGTCTGAGCGGGTTGACGCAATCTTGTCGAGGAATGAGGTGTCATGGTCGACTGCGTTGCGTGAGATTAACCCTGGGTTGGCGACGGTTGGAACGGTTGCGTATGAGGACAATACGAACGTGTTGGAGGCTTTGCAGGCTTTGCAGGTTTCGGAGAATGGTCGGTTCTATGCGTCGCGTGATGGGATGTTGGTGTTTGACCCTCGTGTGCAGGTTTCGTTTGGGACGGCTGTGGCGGTGTTGGGTGGGACTGCTGCGACTGATATTCCGATTCGTTCGTTAAATAATTTGTATGGTGCTGAGACTGTGTTGAATCGTATTTCGGTTCAGGTTCAGGGTTCGAGTGTGTTGAGTGTCGTGAATGGTACGGCTTCGCAGGCTGAGTATGGAATTAAGAACTTTGCGTTGAACAATTTGCCGTTGGTCAATGATGCTGCTGGTTCGGCTTTGGCTGTTGCTTTGCTCGCTAGGTATGGTGAGCCAGAGGTCGTGTTCAACGAGACAAGTGTGTTGTTGAACGGGTTGTCTTCGGCTCAGCAGGAGTTGATGGCCTCGTTGGAGATTGGTGATATTTTGGCGGTGGAGAAACGGTTCGCTGTTGGCACACCTTCGGTGGTTCGACAGAACGTGGTGGTCGAATCCATTCGTCATCAGATCGCCCCGTCCCGTCATGAAGTATTTTTAGGGTTGGGTCAGGTGCAGTTGGTGTTGCCATTTATACTTGACACCAGCGAACTAGACGACACTATCTATGCACTAACATAGGAGGCACTATGGCAGTCAGACCATCATTCTCACCTGGTGACACCCTCACCGCATCCAACATGAATATCTTGGCGAATAGCCTTGTTGCTATAACGGCACAAACCGGAACAGCGATTACAGCAGGCACAGCCGATGTAGGCAAACTTGTTACATTAAGCAACGTGGCAGCTCAAACAGTCACCATCCCAGCGAACTCATCTGTAGCATTCGCCATTGGTGACCAGATTAACTTCATGAACCTTTCCACCGGTACCGCAACCTTTGTCGCTGGTGGTACAGCTGTCATTCGAAGTGCTGGATCAAAACTCAAACTCACAACTCAATACGCTGTCTGTACTGTTCTCAAGATCGATACTGATGCTTGGGTGATGGTCGGCAACGTAAGCGCATAACGCCATGCAAATCTTTGCAGGGGTTGGTGTTTTTCTTCCACCATTAGTTGTTGATTATTTGGTTGTCGCTGGTGGTGGAGGTGGTGGCGCAGATATTGGTGGTGGTGGTGGTGCTGGCGGTTTGAGGTCAACAGTAACGGCAACTGGCGGTGGAGGTTCTTTAGAGTCAGCGCTTACGCTTGGTGCTGGAACTTATACAGTAACTATTGGTGCAGGTGGAGCATCAACCACTACAACAGCCCAAAACGGTGCAAACGGAACCAACTCTGTGTTTTCAACTATTACATCTACGGGTGGTGGTGGTGGTGGTTCACGCAGCGCACCTGCTCGCTCAACTGGTGGTTCTGGTGGCGGTGGAGCATATTCATCAACGGGTGCAGGTTCAGGAACTGCTAATCAGGGTTATGCAGGTGGCGCTGGTGGCGGTTTAGGTTCAGGCGGTGGCGGTGGTGGTGCGGGAGCAGTCGGTGGACTTGGCGGTGCAGGTCAATTTACTGCAGCAGGTAACGGTGGTGCTGGTGTAACTGTTGCTATTTCTGGTTCGTCCGTTGCTTACGCTGGTGGTGGTGGTGGCGGTTCATTTAGCGGTACTGACGGTACTGGCGGTACTGGCGGTGGCGGTAATGGCGGTAATACTGGCAACCCTGGAACTGCTAATAGAGGTGGTGGTGGTGGTGGCCAAAACGCTGTACTCGGCGCACCCTCAAACACAAACGGTCAAGGTGGTTCAGGTATTGTGATTCTTAGTTACCCAAGTGACTACATCATAACGATTGGCGCTGGTCTTACTGGTTCAACATCAACAAGCGGATTAACAAAAATTACCACTATTACTGCTGGTACAGGAAATGTGAGTTGGGCATAATGGCACACTACGCATTTTTGAACAACGAAAACATTGTGACTGAAGTGATTGTCGGAATTGATGAAAACGAATTAATTGAAGGTTTGTCGCCCGAAGAATGGTACGGAAACTTTCGTGGTCAAGTTTGCAAACGCACTTCCTACAACGCAACCAATGGTTTCAGGAAACAATATGCAGGTATCGGTTATTCATACGATGAAACTGCTGACGTGTTTATTGCACCTAAACCATTTGCTTCTTGGTCGCTTGATGAGAACTATGATTGGCAAGCACCGATTGATTACCCTGCGGATGGGAAAGACTATTCGTGGGACGAAGCAAATCAGGCTTGGGTCGAAGTTCCCGCTATCTAGTTTTCTTTCCTGCGCTCATAGGATTCATCTTCACATCATCGTCGGCTGAGGCTGACGGGTTTGGTGTTTGGGAGTTCTCGAAGTCTTGTCTGTCGGATAATGGTGGCACGGTTGAGCAGGTTGAGGGTGGGTTCAGGCTGACGGGTGCTGATGGTGGGACGTGTGCTGGTCAATCCCATTGGGTGAAACTTGAGGCCATCATCCCGGAAGAGACAAACGAACTCGGTTTCCAATGGGCTTATCAAACCAACGATGGGTCTTGGTATGACCCTCCACAAATCATTCTCAATGGGGTTGTGACGAAGCTGACGAATGAGAACAACGCCACCGGATCAGGGCTGATTGAGGTTGAGGCTGGGGATGTGTTCGCATTCCAGCAGTACTCGACTGACTCATGCTGCCAACCAGGCAACCTGACAATTACAGGGTTGACATTAGGCTTGGGTGAATGGGTATCTACAACCTCATCCACAACAACGACGACGACCTCTACTACTACTGTCCCGTCAACGACTGTCCCTGTCACCAACCCGACTACTACGACAGTTCAAGAAACAACTACTACGACTTCGAGTCTTCCTCAAACATCCGTCCCATCAACCACAACGGAACCACCACAAACAACAACAACGCTCCAAGAAACAGTTTCAACGGTTACCTCAACTAGTTCAACGACGACAAGTACTTCAACGACTGTAGCCCCAACAACGACAACGACGGTTTATGTTCCACCGGTAACGACCTCTACTGTTCCTGAAACAACGACAACCACCACAACGGAACCAGAACCAGCCCCCACCACAACGCTCCCGCCTCCGTTAGAAACAACCACAACAACGACAACAAATCCACCAACAACGACATCGACTGTCCCTCCTGTGACCACAACTCAACCAGATGTGACCACAACGCTACAAGCCTCCACAGACGAGCCGAAACCGCTCACCCAAACAGAACTACTAAACACCCTAGAAGCCCTCTCAGAAGCGTCCACAGAGGCCATAGAAGCCATCGTAGATTCAGTCCTCAGCAAAGACCTAGACACCAGCCAAGCCACCCTGCTCATCACCAGCCCAGCCGTACTAGAAAACATCACCACCGCCCAAGCCGAACAGCTCTTCAGCGAAATCGCCCCAACCGAACTCAGCCCCGACGAAGCCGAAGCGGTAGTTGCTGCGGTACAGGAAGCACCTGAAGAGGTGCGTGAAGCATTTGAATCAACACTCAACATCTTCCAAGGTTTCGCTGACACTTATGTTCCGTTGAACTCGACTGTGCCTGTTAGCACTCGTCGTGCGCTGATTGCTGTAAGTGCTGTATTCTTGACGGTAGCCCCTGCACCAGCAAGAAGGATTCGGTGATGAAGTTTTGGGGTGAGTTCCATGCGTTGATATGGACAATCGCAGCATCAGTCACCACGATCCTTACGTTGTCTGGCACGTTGCAACAGATCGTGATCTGGCTCACCGCAGCAGCTCTCGTTCTGCACTTCATCGGCGCATACACCAATAAGGACAACAACTAATGGAAACCCTCAAGACCCTCATCCTTCGTATCGTTGCAGTATTCGGCTCATCAGCTTTGGCTGCTGTTGCCGGTGGTGCAGTCCTTGACGTAGAACTTTGGAAAGCAGCAGCGATTGCAGGCATCGTTGCAGCAGCGAAAGTCACCGAAGCCCTTCTTCGTGCTTGGTCATCTGATGGTGTTCTCACTAAAGAGGAAATCGCTGAAGCGTTCGGCAAGGCTAAGTAATGGCATCAGCCAAGAAGAAGGTCTCTGACCTTCCGATCATCCCTGTTGTGCTGTGCTCGTGTTTGAAGAACGCTGTGCCTGGCAAGTTGCCAGCGAAGTTGCTTCGAGAGATTGAAGGCAAAGGCAAGTTGCATCATTGCGCAGCCGATGCGTATGAGGCGATGGATGCTGCTGCGAACGCTGAAGGAATTGACTTGTCTCCGAGTAGCCGAGCCGATACATATCGCAGCCTTGAGACCCAGGAGTACGGGTTCTATCAGCGTTACCAGTTGGAGCCAATCAAGGGTGCCAAGCCGAGGGTCTACAAAGGCCAAGCATGGTACTTGAAGCCGAAGATGGCTCCTTTGGCTGTGCCTGGTACATCGAAGCACAACCTCGGTATCGCAGTCGACATCGCTAATGCCAACGGGAAACGGCTTGAATGGTTGAAGAAGAACGCTGTGTCGTTTGGGTTTTCGTGGGAGGTT